AAAGAGAAAAGCAATATGAAGAAGCCTTTGACTGGGGACACTCACTCGTCGATTATGTCATTCTTAACTACGAGCAGGTTGTTAATGACTGGGCACACGTATCAAAACTCGCAAGAGGATTCATCGTATGTGACGAAGCAACAGCTATTAAGTCATTCAGATCTAAAAGATCAAAGCATGTAAAAGATTTAAAGAGTCCTATAAAATTTGCTCTTACCGGCACACCTATTGAGAATGGTAAGCCAGAAGAATTATACTCTATAATGCAATTTGTAGACAAAAATGTATTAGGACGTTTTGATCTATTTGATAAAACCTTTATTGTTCGCAATCAATTTGGTGGTGTAGAGCGCTACCGTAACCTTCCTACATTAAGTAAAACTATGGCATCTGCGTCAGTACGTAAACGCCAACAGGATGCAGACGTTGCTCCATACCTACCAGATACTATATTTGCAGAACCTATTCTTGTAGAATTTGATCATGCTGGAGCTAAACTCTATAAGCATATTGCCAAAGAACTTCTAGCAGACTTAGATGAAGCGGTAGATTCTTTTGGCTCATCTTTCGACCTGTTCTCTCATTATGAGGGTGTAGGTTCTGACAGCACTATGGATGCTCTTAAAGGCAAAGTAATGTCTAAGCTTACTGCTCTTAGAATGTTATGCGATCACCCAGAATTGATACATGAGTCTAAACATAGTTCTAAGTATGTAGGTGATCTAGCAGACGCCGGACTATTAGATAAATTAAATAAACAGCCAAAGATATCTGCACTAAAAGAATATGTAACAAACTTTTTAGACCAAGATCCAGCAAACAAAGTAGTTATTTTCACAAGCTATGTACATATGGTTGGTCTTATTAGAAATGAACTAATAGGCTATATGTCTGTAGGATACACAGGAGCTATGGATGCAAAAACAAAAGAGAAATCAAAACAAGCTTTTCAAAACGATCCGAATTGCAGGGCTCTTGTTTCTTCTGACGCTGGAGGTTACGGTGTTGATCTCCCTCAAGCTAATCTCCTTATTAATTATGATCTTCCTTGGAATGCTGGCTTGGCTATACAAAGGAATGGTCGCATTAGGAGGGCGTCTAGTACGTGGCCTTCGATCGTTATTCAAGACTTCTTAATGGAAGGATCTATCGAAGAACGACAACATGCCATGTTGGTTCAGAAAACTTCAGTGGCCAATGCAATTATCGATGGTGAGGGTATTAATGAGCTAGGTGGAGTTAATTTAACAGTTGGGACACTTAGGGCTTTCTTAGAGACAATTTCGGTCTAAACTATTCTTACTATGCCAAACGCACCTAAGACCCCAACCCGCACCATCCGGGTATCAGATGAGCTATGGTCTGCTGTCAAAATTAAGGCGGCTGATGATAAGCGTACTGTTACGGATGTCATTATTGAGGCACTTAAAGCCTATATTGACACCGATTTGCAATCCCTAGAATAACTGGCTATACTATAGGCAGGAGGGGAAATTCATGCCAAAGGTTATTAAAAACGAGGATCCAAAACCTGTAAACCCATTGCTTGCTAAGGTTGCGGACTATATTACTGCAAAGCGTCGTATTGACGATCTTACAAAAGCTAATAATAAAATCAAGGCAGAACTATCTGATCTTGTAGATACAGATGGTGAGCCTGATGAAAAAGGCCATTTAATTTATTCTTTACCGGAAACGGTTGCTGGAGTAACTGCACTTAAGCGTCAACGTCGTGTAGTACAGTCTTTAGATCAAGATGCAGCTGATCGTATTCTAAAAGCCAAAGGCATCTATGATGACTGTGTAACTATGGTTCCAGTTGTAGATGAGGGTGCAATTATGGCTGCCTACTATGAAGGCAAACTTACAGAAGATTGCATCGATGAGATGTTTCCTAAATCAGTTTCATATGCATTTTATATTGTAGAGGAATAATATGGAGGATGATGTTGACAAGTTCCTTGCAGACTTGGATGAATATTATCCAGGATCAAAAAGGAAACGTCGTCCATTAGAACCGGGAGTGGCACCGAAGAAACCAGCCATAACAGGATCCTGGGATGCAAATCCACAGGTAAAAACTCTACCGAATGGCAAGACGGTAGAACTTTATAGTGTAAGTGCATTATGCCAAGCACTAGGAAGACCAATAGTTACTGTAAGGCTTTGGGAAAGAAAAGGTTATATACCACGTGCACCCTATCGCCTTAAGTCTATGATTGTTGATGGAGTAAAGAAGCCAGGTTGGCGTATGTACTCTAAGTCAATGATTGAAGCAACTATACTTGCTTTCCAAGCTCGAAGTCTTATCGGGACTCCGAGAGTTGATTGGAATAGATTTCCAGATTTGTCAATTGAATTGGCAGAAGCTTGGAAACGAATTCATGATCAAGAAACCGCTTAACTACCTATCGCAAGGACAACCGTCCTAGATATGATCCAACTACCGAAAGGAGCGCCATGAGCGCCTCACTTAAAATCAAGTCCGATGTACCAAATGTAAACAAGTACTCATCTCCTGTTATTGAAGAAGATGTAGAACTATATGAAGAAGAGAATGAGGATGAAGTTCCTGATCGCTCTTCTGTAATTCAAACTGGTTGGGCAGCAGCACGAAAGGCTGTGTCTAAGCCAAATAAAGAGTTCACAACAGATTTTCGTTTTGACGAAGATGTGCAACTAATTAAATTTATTTCTGATGAACCAATGACATTTATGCAACATTGGATTAATCGCCCTGGTAAGAAGTCTTTCATCAGTATTGGTGAAGATGATCCACTAATTGCAGTAGGTAGCAAGCCTGATCAAAAGTTTGCATTTACTGTGCTAAATCTCTCAGATGAAGAGCCACAAGTACAACTTATGGTTGTAGGCGTTCGTCTATGTGGTCAACTTGAAAAGCTTGCGTCTAACGCAAAGACTGGCCCACTTAACCGTTCAGATCTTTACTGGGCAGTAAGTAAGTCTGGTTCAGGTCAAAAGACTACCTATTCAATCGTACCTGTAAAGGAACGAGATCTTGCTGAGGAATGGCAACTAGACCCTATCGCATGCGCTGAACTGATTAAGTCAATCAAACCTCTAGGACCGGAAGCTCTCCACATGTCCACAAAGGCTCAGTTGGCTGAAATCGCTAAAGAGATCGCATCTAACTAGTTAGTCCATTGATTGAGGGCCGGGTTTTTACCTCCTTTCTAACCGGCCCTTGATCCAACTTTAGGAGAGCAATGAATATTATTACAACTGAAGAACAACTCAACGAGATGTTCGACGCCTACATGGAGCAGAATGCTTTCGTGTTTGACGTTGAAACAGTCGGTGATCACCGTGGAGATCCACGCCTTAACATCATCACATGGATTGCGTTTGCAACCGAGGGCCGTGTTGATGTTATTCCTATGGGACATCCCAACGGTGATTACCTCCGTACTGATTTTCCATTGCTTCCCTCTGCACAAGAACGTATTTTAAAAGGTCTTCCTATTCGTCCTTCTGACTACAGTAAGGATGAGAGGAAGGCCACTAAAGTTTTTACAGAAGCTCCAGAACAACTTACTATTGCTGAGGTGTTTAAGAAGCTTAAGCCATTGTTTACTAGTGATAAGCTTAAGATTGGTCACAACCTAAAGTTTGATTTACAAAGTGTTACTAAGTATATTAAGGAGCTTCCTGCACAGCCTTACTTCTGTACCCTTAATGCTGCTTTTGTTCTAAATACACGTAACAGTCTACATTTAGGTTTGGCTGACTGTTTGAAGCGTGAGCTTGATTACGATATGGTTAAGGGTGTAGGTAAAGAAGTAGAAAAGTACTCCTTTGATGAGGTTGCTACATACGCTGGTCTAGATGCGGAATGGACATGGAAACTATTTAAAAAGTATGACTCTGATTTAAATAGGGATAAGCTTATGGGCATCTTTCATCTAGAGATGGATGTACTAGATGTTATCTGTCATATGGAACTTCGTGGAGCAGATATTGATGTTAACTCCTTAGCTATATTAAAGACAGACTTAGAAGCTCAGCTTGAAACCACTAAAGCAAATATCTATACATTTGCCGGTAAAGCCTTTAATATAAACAGTGTTCCTGAAAAACAAAAACTTCTATTCTCAAAGGTAGCAGAAGGTGGTCGTGGTTTACGTCCTAAGGCTTTAACTCCTGCAGGAGAGAAGCATGCTGAAGCCGGTTTAGAACTTACTGTACATGACTACTCTGTATCTGAACCAGCTATTAAAATCTTTCAAGGTAAAGATGCGCTAGTAGATGCTCTTATAGAGTATTCAGATCTTAATAAGCTGCTAACAACTTATGTAATTCCGTATCTAGGTGGAGCTATTACTCGTACAACTGCAGGTAAATCTAAAACTGTTGCTAAGAAGTCTCTTATGAATAAGAATAGAATCCATACAGATTTTATCCAGTACGGTGCAGAAACTGGTCGCTTCTCCAGTCGTAATCCTAATCTACAGAACGTGCCTAATCCTCGTACAAAGAACGGTAAGGCTATTCGTAACCTGTTCGTTGCACCAGAAGGCTATAAGCTGGTTGTAGCTGATTACTCACAGATTGAGCCTCGTGTTCTAGCTTCCTTTAGTGGAGATAGGATCTTGTGTGATAACTATGTGAATGGTGTAGATATTTATACGACTATCGGTGATACCGTTGGTGTAGATCGTTCTGCTGCAAAGCAGCTCGTTTTAGGTATGATGTATGGGATTGGTCCAGATAAGATTGCATTAACTATCGGAGTATCTACTAACGAGGCTCGTAACTTACTAGACTCCTTTAGTAAGAAGTTTCCAGCTATTTCTAAGTACAAGCGTAAGGTAATCACTGATAGCCGCAATCGTGGCCCAGTGCCTTATGCAACTACTTACATGGGACGTAGACGCTACCTTCCAGAGCTGCGCTCTAGCACTACTTGGGAGCGAGCTAGGGCAGAACGTCAAGCTTTTAACACCGTTATTCAAGGCTCTTCTGCAGATCTTATTAAACTAGCTATGATCAGAGCTCATAAGATGATTCCTTCTGAAGCTGACCTGATTCTTACAATTCATGATGAACTTGTAACAGTTACTCCAGATAATCTAGCAGATGAAACAGCTGAGGCTATTCGTCAGGCTATGGAAGGCATTGAAGCTTTAAATATCCCAATGCTTGCAGATGTTAAGATCGTACAACGTTGGGGAGAGGCCAAGTGATGTTCAAAAGATTTAAAAGAAAGAGACAAAACATGGTTGTATTTGAAGACAACCGTTCAGAGTTCACCCCTCTCCCTGTCTTAATTAGACAGATTATTTATGATTCAATGCTTATGCCAGCAGAAGATATTGCAGAAGCTATGGGTTTACCTCCTATATCTGATGAAGTAGCGGAAATGGAAGAGCAGGCTAGTCAAGATAGGTTAGAAAACTTTGCTAGCCTTATACCTTTTATAGATTCTCATTCAGATATTGTTGCAAAAGTGGCAGCTAATGCATTTATTTTAGAAGAAAGTTTAGAAGAATTAGAAAAATATGGGCTAGAAGATATAGATAATCTTATGAAAACATTTAAGCTTGTTTCTTTATCCTCAACTCTTTCTTGTATTTCATCGTTGTTTAACTTAGGTCTCATAGAGGAGAAAGGACTTCAACATGAGTAATAATAATTGGTGGGCAAATAAGCTAGGCACACCACAAAACACAAGCAGCACACCTGCCACATCCCTTACTCCGGGAACTCCATATAGACCAGAGCAAGGAAATGCCCCTGTAGTTTATGATCCTAAGAGTGATCAAACTCTTATCAAAGCACAGAGTCAGAAGCAAGAGACAATGTGTCCAAATTGCTACAGCGGTAACTATATGAAGGTTGGTGTCCAATCGACCCAATCAGGTTCATTTGATGTTATGCGTTGTTACGATTGCGGATACCCAAAGATTCAGCAAGGTAGTGGTGCAGGGCTACCAAGCAGTAGCTCCGGAGCAGCAACTCCAGCTAAACAGCCTGCAAAGGGAAGTGGTTTTAATCCAACAGTAATAGTAGATAGGATCGGATAATGGCAGTAATAAATGCAGACGCTATGAAAGTAGTTGCTAATATTAATAAGAAGCTTGGTGCAGGAACAGTTGTACGAGCTAGTGAAGTAAACATGCCTAATCGTATTCCTACAGGTTCTCTTACCTTAGACGTTGTTCTAGGTGGAGGTTGGCCTATGAATCGTTGGGTAGAACTTGTGGGAGAAGCTTCGCATGGTAAGACTGCAATTGCTCTTAAGACAATCGCAGCTAATCAAGCTAAGAATCCCGAGTTTACTGCTGTATGGATTGCTGCTGAGGACTTTGATCCTGAGTATGCAGAACTATGCGGGGTAGATACTGAGCGTGTAATTATTGTAGAAACTAATAGTATGGAGGATGCATTTGATGCGGTTATCCAATTCATGGAAAGCAAAGCTGTTGACTGCGTTGTTATTGACAGCTTGCCTGCTCTGGTTCCAGGGGCAGAAGACGAAAAAACAATGGAAGAATTCACAGTAGGGCGTGGAGCTCTTATTACTAATAAGTTCTTCCGTAAAGTTTCATCAGCAACAAAGAGAGATTTGATTGAATCAGAGCGCCCAGTACTCGGGATTATGATCAACCAATATCGTATGAAGATTGGCGTTATGCATGGCGATCCTCGTACAACACCAGGTGGTCTTGGTAAAGACTACGCCTACAGTATTCGTTGCGAAGTAAAGCGTGATGAATGGCTCGAGGTAGGCACCGGACAAGATAAGAAACGTGTGGGGCAAACCATTCGTGTCCGTACTATTAAGAACAAGACCTATCCCCCACAACAGACTGCTTACATGGACTTTTACTTCTCAGAAGGTGGTCCAGTAGATGGCGGTAGTTATGACACCGGTAAAGAAATTGTAGCGTTGGCTATTCTCAACGGTATTGTTGATCGTAGAGGTGGTTGGATGTACTACAACGATCGTAAGTGGCAAGGTTCCCAGGCACTTATTGATTCTCTTAGGGAAGAGATTGATCTTAGGGAAGAAATCAGCAAAGCTGTTATGGATACCCTTAAGAATAGTCCAGCTCTAATGTTGGAGTCACCAGATGAAGAGTGAAGGTCAGAAGCAATCTCTCAAGCATGAGAAGAGGCTAGCTAAACTGACTGGTGGATCTCGCAATGCTGCTTCCGGGGCCTTTTGGTCCCGGAAGGGTGATGTACGTAATGAGCATTACCTATTTGAGCATAAGTGGACTAGTAAAAAGTCGTTCAGTATTCAGTCTTCTATACTAGAAAAGATAGTTAAAGAAGCTATTTTAGACAGCAGAGAGCCTGTACTAGCTTTCCACTTAGATGGAGAAGACTACGTCATTATCCTAGAGCACCATTTTCATGAATTAACCGATGCGATGTACAATAAGGGGGTGGGGGGCCATGATGAACAAGGTGAATAATTGGTATTACGTTACAGTGACGACCCCGCATGGACCTGGCGTTACGATGCAAAGTGTCAAGGAGAAGACACAGAAATATTTTTTCCTCCCCGTGATAAGGCTCTTTACAAACCTATTGCAGATAAAGCAAAAGCAATATGCTGGGGTAAAGATGGTAGACCACCATGCCCAGTTAGACAAGAGTGTCTTAAAGAGGCTATACTAAAAGAGGAACAACATGGTATCTATGGTGGCATGTCTCATAGAGAACGCAACGCTATAGTTCGTAGAGCTAAAAAGCAAGGTATCACTATAGAAGAATGGTTTGAGAAAGAGGGCAGAAAGAATGGGCAAACCTAAAACTATTGCCAGTAAAGATTTAAAAGCATTTCTCTCAGCTAATAAAAGAGAGACACGTCTAATGGGTGCAGTAGAACGACATGTATTGTCACGTCCATTTGATGATCGTGACATGAGTTATATCCATCCTTCTGATGTAATCAAAGAAGACTGGTGTGCTTTAGCACAATACCATGCAATCAAAGGTAACTATGTAGAGACCCGTGATAAGCCTACCGCTCGTCTAGCATCTATCTTTGCAGAAGGACACTCTATCCATGCTAAGTGGCAAACTTGGTTTACAGAGATGGGTGTTATGTTTGGAAAGTGGATGTGCAGTAATTGTGGTTTTGGTTGGTACGGTACATCTGCAGACTTAGAGAATGTAGATTGTGATTGTCCTTTAGGCGTTCCTCAAATCAGATATAAAGAAGTTCCTCTACGCAGTGAGAAGCATATGATCCGTGGCCACGCCGATGGTTGGATTAGAGGCCTAGGCGATGATTGTCTTATCGAAATTAAGTCTATCGGTTCTGGCGGTATTCGTATGGAAGCTCCAGCTATTATGGCTCAATCAGATGATAACGTTGAGAAGGCTTGGAAGAATATAAAGACTCCTTTTCGTTCACACCAACTTCAAGGCCAGGTATATCTACACCTCTGCCATCTAATGGTTGAAGAAGATATTTTAGAGTCTGCTCCTAAAGAGATTGTGTTTATATATGAGCTTAAGGCTAATCAAGAGTATAAAGAGTTCGTAGTAGCCTATAACCCAGAGTATACAAAAGACATATTTGATAAGTGCTTAGATGTTGCTTGGGCAGTAAAAAATTCTCGCCCACCACTTTGCAATATTGATCCAGAGAAAGGATGTAAGCGCTGTGAACCATTCAGAGACTCAAATGAATAAACCTGTTAAAACTAAAATTAAAGCTTTAGCAGGTAAATATAGTAAAGCTGAACAAATACCTCTTTCTAAAGAACATATGTACGAAAAGTATGAGGAAGTATATGCTAGTAAACCCAGTAGGTTTAGCTCTTCAACACAAATAAATATACCTTTAGAGGCACCTATAGAGGTAGATATAGAAAAACTAGTAGAAGATGTGGCGTCTAGTATTGAAAATATTATCGCTGATTTCTTACCTGATTCTGATAAACAACTTCCTGTAGATATAGCTAAAGCAGTAATTACAGAGCTATTACAATCTAAATCTGTATCTATTTCTGAGTTAGACATGAAATACTATCAGCAGGCAGAACAGACCGTTGCAAATGCTTTACATAATATGACTATGGCAGAGTATGCGAAACTACGTCCACAATTGCTAGGAAGATTAAAATGACTATTGCAGCTGAAACACTCGCTCAAATAAAAAATCTAGGTTTTGGCTTTACTGAAAGACCAGAACTTGATATCCCATCTTTACCTAGAGATATTACAGAACTAGATGATGACGGTCTTATGGATTTATTCGTACAGTTTACTCAATGGAATGATCACTTATCCGGTGCTCAAGCTATTGCTATACTTAACGAGCGTGAAGCTCAAAGAGCATTAGATAGTGCTGAGGCCGCAGCTATGCTTAGTAACTGGACTGGTACTAAGGGTGATCGTGTTGCTCTAGTAAAAGCTACTATTGCCGATAGTCCAAAGATCAAAGAGCTTCAATATGAACTAGATAAAGCTTACGCTTTTCGTAAACTTATTGAAACAAAGACTATGAATGTTGAGAGGGATGCACAACTTGTATCTCGTGAATTAACCCGCCGTACATCAGACGGAGGTATGCGATCAAGAACTCGGAGATTCACAGCATGAAATATGATTACTCTTGTCCAAATTGTGGCATCACAGTAGAGATTGATAGATCTATTAACTCAGATTCAGATTTTGCACCAACATGTGATTGTGGATCTTCAATGAATCGTGATTGGACTTTTAGAGGTGGTATTATCTTTAAAGGTGGAGGCTGGGGAGGTAAGTAAATGCCAAGTCAAAGTAGAAAACATCGTGGGTATAGAACTCAAAAGCTTGTAGCAGAATACCTAGCTAAGCGTGGCTTTCCATTTGCTGAAAGTACCGGAGCCGGTAGATCAGGGACTGATGTTACTGGGACTATTGGTATCGACTGGGAAGTAAAGGCACGGGCTGATTTCAACCCTAGCGCAGCCATTAAGCAGCTTAAAGAGCGAGCTAATGGTAAAGACTTACCTGTAGTAGTTCTCCGCTTAAATGGGCAAGGAGAGGCTTCTGTAGGGGAGTTTATGGTATGTCTTAGATTAGAAGATTTTGTTCCCCTATTAAGGGATGCGGGATTTGGCGATACACCGTAATATATACCTCTAGGTGGGCGACTAAAAATCGAACCTAAAGGACTACAAATTGACAGAAGAAAAAGATGACTTCTTGCGTGTAAGCGCAGGATCAAATGCCCAAGCTGTAGGCTCAGCAATCGCACATGCATTGTATGAAAGCCCTCAGATTAAGCTCCGGGCAGTAGGAGCATCAGCAGTAAATCAGGCAGTAAAAGCTATTGCTATCGCTAGAGGCTATGTAGCCCCTCGTGGTTTAGACCTTAGCTGTCGTCCAGGATTTACTACTGTAGAGTCTAGAGATGGTAATATCTCAGCAATAGTCTTTACAATAGCAGTAAGTTAATATATTCTTAGTACCAAGAGATCTCTAACAGTTAGGTACCAACATGGCAAAATCAGATATTGATGCTGCAGTAGCAGCAGAAGATACACAAGGCCGTCAATCAGAAGGCCAAGGAGTTTCATTCACAGCTCCATCAGCTAAACCTGAACGAGGAACACTTCGTCCTATCGAAAGCAATGCATCTGCTGATCCAGCAGCACAAGGAGTTGGCATTCGTGCTAACCGTCCTTATGCAGGTCAAGAGCGTCTAGGCGCTGCTTACGGTGTTAAGGCAAGTTATGCTCCACAGACAGAACCATCAGCAGGTTTTACACAAGCTAATGGACGTATTGTTAATCCATCTACTATTCGTCAGAAGGATTCATGGTCAGAGGGAATTGACACCTCTTACTAAATCGGCTATACTAAAGGCAGGATGATAATCTCATCCTGCTTTTATTATTTAGAGGGAGGGTGAAATGGGCTTAGATGCTTTATATTCTAAAGCAAAAGAAGAAAATCCATATGTAGCAGGTAAATGTGTTGTAGGTGCATGGGCTACAAATATGTCAGATTCAGATAGAAAAGCTTTTGATGAATCACTTAATGATGAAGACTTTACTACTAGAGGTCTTCATACTCTTTACCAATCGGCGGGAGCAACATTCGGACTAACATCACTTAAGGAACACAGAAACGGGAACTGCGCATGTCGTTAGAAGATGCATATAATACAGCTAAAACAGATAACGCTATTAACTCCATAGATAAGCTTTTAAAAGCTAACGGTCTTACACCAGAAGATGTAGGTAAGATTAGTAAAGTAAGCTTGTCTAATAATCCAGACGATACTAAGATTATTCTTTCACCTAAATGGTCAGAAGGTCCTGCCTGGCAACCAGTACAGCCTGCAGATCCAGTCGTCATTAATCCAAAACCAACCCCCAGCACTAATTTGATCAGCAGTGGCTGGAAAGTTGCTATTGCACTTCCTGATCCACAAATTGGTTATAGAAAATATGAAGATGGAACATTAGATCCATTTCATGATGAAGATGCCATGGATGTAGCATTACAGATTATTGGATTAGATCATGGGCATCCAGTAGATCAAGTTATTAACCTAGGAGACTTCCTAGACCTACCTATGTACGGTACTTATGAACAAGAAGCTAATTTTGCACATACTGCTCAACTAGCTATTAATCGAGGCCATCGTTTCTTGGCTGAACAAAGGGCTAATGCTGGTGCAGATGCCCGTATTATCCTTCTTGAAGGAAATCATGACAAGCGCCTTAATAGGTTCATTAATACAAACGCTGCTGCTGCATATGGTCTTAAAGTAGCAAATATGCCAGATTCATGGCCTGTGTTAAGTTTACAAAATCTATTACGCTGTGATGAGCTTGGTGTAGAATTTATAGATGGGTATCCAGCTGGTGCACATTGGATTAATAAGCGTCTACGTGCTATTCACGGTGACCGTGCCAACTCATCTGGTTCTACAGCTGCACAATATGCAAATTCGAACCCTAATATCTCAACATTATTCGGCCATACTCATCGCATGGAACAGCAAAGCAAGACGGTATTTGATCGTGATCAAGCCATCAAGAGTGTCTCTTTTTCACCTGGATGTCTTTGCAGGGTGGACGGAGCTGTACCCTCAGTTAAAGGTGGTGTGGATGTCAAAGGCCAAGCACTTCAATATTTTGAAAACTGGCAACAGGGCGTAAGTGTTATTTACTTTAAAGATGGGGATGATGATAGTTTCCATTTTGATCAAGTACATATACATAAAGGTAAGACCATGTATCGTGGACAAGAGATTGTAAGTACACTTAAGTAGTTACATTTAGCAGTACAAAAAAGCCGGTGTAGTGCACAATATGTGCATACGCCGGCTTTAGTATTTTAGGAGATTCTGTGAACGCATCAGACTGGGCCAATATTGCATATTCATATGTATTTGTATTTGGAGCAATATGTACAGGTATTTGGTGGATGTTTAAACATGGAGTAGATAAAGTTGTAGATTCCCATCTTTCGGCCTTAAAAGATGATATTAAAGCAGAACTTGCAGTGTTAGATGAGCTAGATAAGCGAACCAGCCGTATAGAATATGCGCTGTATAACAATGGCAAGACAGGGCTAATTAATAAGGTTGATGATCTTTTGAACAATCAACAAGCTATTAAAACTGATATTGAAGTTATGAAAGTGAGGGTAGAAGATGTTTAATTTCATTAAGAAAAAATATGTTCACAAGGATACCGGTGATATCCTAACCCTAAGCGAAAAGATCTCCTGGACAGTACAGGGAATCATCCGTAACTGGTGGTTTGTTATTATATGGACAGTAGGTACTATAGTCTGGTGGATCAAGCCACATTGGTTTGGCGACACATCTGCTTATATCAAATGGATGAACCTAGCTTCATGGCTAGCTGTAACTGTAGAACTTATAATTGGTATTGCCATGATTGGACAAACCAAAAGAGATGCAATGATCATCCGCCATATCCTTAAACTTGAAAAGCAAGAGATTGAGCATCTCGAAGAAATAGTGGAGGATATAAAGAATGACGACCACGGCGCAGTATGAGCCTAGGCCTGGAGATTACGCAGTAGTAAAAACTGGGGGACTTATAGGACGCCTTATTAGAATAGGTACTACTAGCCGTTGGAATCATAATTTTATATACCTCGGGGATGACCTTATTATAGAGGCTCGTCCTATTGGAGTCAAATTTGGCAAAGCTAGCAAATATAATATCCTAGCGTATAACAAACATGAAGACCTTACTAGTGAGCAAAGAAAAGATATTGTCGACTTTGCAATAGATCAAGTAGGAAAATCATATGGGTATCTAGATATTTTTATCCTATTTCTACGTATCCTTGGACTAGGACTTCCACCTAGTAGATTGTGGGTTCGTTTAGCAAAGCGTCAAGGCTATATTTGTTCAGAGCTTGTAGCAGAAGCCTATGCATATGCAGACTTCACATTAAGAAACAAACCAGATGCTTTAGTGACGCCAGGAGATCTGGCAGAAAGGTTAATATACCAGTGACAGACGCACATAAGCAAGCTATGAATTTACATTTAGCTGTATCTATTCCTGCCCATGAGCCTCGTGAATCAGATCCGCATTACCATCTTTTTAACCAGGCTAAGGCTCGTATTAAACGCCAAGGCCTATGGAAATGCATAATTAATGATGATCTATGCTCAGGCGGTCCAGAGCTACATCATAGCCATATTGAATTCTCTCAAGTTAATGATATGGATCCTCATAAAGTGGAACAAGCCTTTGGACTTCACTTCGAAAATGATGAAGATTTTCAGCAGTGGATAGAAAGTCCAGGAAACCTAGAAGTTTTGTGTGAAGCTCATCATCGCACACGTTATGGTATCCATGAAATTCCTGCTCCTTTGTGGGAAACTTTCAGGTATCGTAAGGCGCAAACAGATGCTGCAGCAGAAGTTGTTAAGGAGGATAAAGAATGACAGCCGGAGTAGATATTGTAAACATTGCACGTACCCAATTAGGATTCGTAGAAGGACCAAATAATGAGAATCCTTATGGAACCTGGTACGGTATTCCAAATGAAGCTTACTGTGCAATGGGTGTTTCATGGTGCTTTGCTCAAGCAAATGCATCACATTTAGTAGCTGCTCAAACTCCTAAAGGATTTGCATACTGTCCAGATGGTTTAACATGGTTTCAAAAAAATAAACAGGTTGTTGATAAGTACTCCGGATTACCAGGAGATTTGGTTTTCTATTCCTGGTCTGGAAATGGGGTTGCTGACCATGTAGAAATAGTAGAGGCTGCTTCTAAAGATGGGTTAACAACTATCGGGTTTAATACTGGTCCAGAATCTTATACAGGTAACCAAGCTGATGGTGATGGATGCTATCGTCGTCATAGGCCTTATTTATATGTATTAGCTATTGTACGTCCAGATTATTCGCATTCTTCTGCTCCAGTTCAAGGATCATCTACAGGTAAAAAAGTAGCTGCAGGAACTGCTGGAGTTGCAACACTTGCAGGTGGAGGAGTTGCTGCAGTTCATACAGCTCCTAGTAATGTTCCTACTCCGGTACCAACTAAAGCTCCTACAGTTGTAGTAGCTCCACAATACCCAGGAGCCTCTTCTCCAGAATTTAAAGTTGGGGCAAAAGGAACTGTATCTTTTATTGTCTCTAAAGCTTTAGCTAATGCCGGATTACTTCCTCCCGCAATGGTAAGTCAAGTATTGACTGCACAAGAAATTGCTTTAATTCCGTTTTATCAACAGATTTATCCAGGATTAAAAACATCTATAGGTAAAGGCATAACTGCTCAAACTTATACATCTATGGTTGCAAAGGCTAATGAATAATGGCAATTAAGTTAAAGGTAACCGATCCAGTCCACCTAGCTATGGGAACTACAGCCGCTGCTGCTGCTTTTACTGCAGCAGGTGGAAAACCAGATCTTAAGTCCATTGTTGCAGCTGTCACAGCATTTACAGCAGGAACAGCTACAAATAGTACAACTGCAGCTAAAGCTAATACACCTGCAGAGTCTCACATTATTACCCCATATGCAACAAATATCGAAAGTGGCGAAGTTAAATAATTACTGCTATACTATAGGCAGAGGGGTTAAATCAATCCCTTTATTGAAGAAAAGGATCCTTATGAAAATCACACAATCAGAAAAAGCTCTTGTAGAACACTACGTCTATGCAACCGCTGCATCTGCTGTAGCTATCTACCAGACAGGCAACCACCACCTTAAGCACATTCTATGGGCTGCAATCATCGGTGTAGTTGGACCATTGCTTGCTAAGGCTAACCCTAAGGGTGTTGTAAATGATCTTGCTAAGAAGGAGCACCTTGACGCAGTAACAACTGCAGCGCTAACCTCTGTAGCGACTGCTGCTGTAACAGATGCTCAAAAGGCCGTAGCACAAGCTGCAATCGCAGCAAATGTTGCTCCTGCCGCACCAGCAGCTAAGTAATCTATTAAAGTAATGGGCTGGGGGAATTACACCCCCAGCTCTTTGCTTTTCAGGGTATACTTATATTGTCCTAAGGAGTAAACATGGCTGAATCACATCAAAACTGGCAGTACCTCGGTGCTAGCGGTTTCGTAGGAGCTTATACAACCACCGGTGGTGGTGGTACGCCTGTAGTTCCTCGTAGTGAAATGGACTTTCTACGTATCGGTGTAGGTCGTGCTCCACAAGCAGAATATCCTGACGGCTACTTAGGAACGATTCGTTCTCGTCGTGATGATAAAGGTAAGCCTTATGCAGTCTCAGATACAGTTCTCGACTCTCTTAAGAATCGTCAGAACCAGCGTGCTTATCAGCGTGGTGTTCATCGTGGTGAACGCATTGATCCAGCTCAGTATTTGTGGCCGGAGAATCTACAACCTGATCGTAGACTTAATGTAAAGCCTAAGTTAGTTGATAATGATGGTTCATTAACTATGAATGTGCCTAGGTATACTCCAGCAGCTACATTAGCTCCAGCACCTCATCTTGTTAATGATGGTAAGTCTAATATTTCAGCTTCTGTTCCTGCAGAGTTTAATCCTCGTACAGCAGATACTTTCTCTCACTTGAAACCTAGGTGGCAATAATGCCTATTGAGTATACCCCAGAACAGCGTGAAGCTTATGGTATGCGACCTGATGGAGTAATTCGTGGAGGAGCATTTGAGCGTACCTCTACCCAAGCGCCTCCACCTGTAGATGATGATGGATTACCTTTTATGTCTCATCGTGAACTTGGTGAAATTCTAGGTCGTAGTCCCCATAATAGTAAGAGAATTGCTTGGGAAACAGGTATAAACCAACATGTAGAGTTTCGTGGTCAAAACTTTGCTTCTCATAGAGTTTGGTTTAGTACTAGAGATGTGCAGAAACATGTTGAATCTCTACGTAACGGTACACACTTTGCAACTCGTAATGATGATCCAGCTCAAAGAGAATTACTTTGGGGTCAGCGTGATAAAGATCTTAAATGGAAATTAGATCAAGCTAAAAAGGCAAAAGCATCTAAGATTAAAAATAATGAGCCGGTATTCGATACGCATAATCAACCGCATCCAGGAAATGCTGGATTTGAAAAAAGAACTTTTAGGGGACCAAGAATCTTTACAGATGCTACTGGTGAAGAAATGCCTACGCATAGCTTAGCTCAAGCTATTAATCAACATAAATTTAGTTCTATAGAAAGAAGATAGTGATGAATCAAGATAGCGTCTATGATCATACAAAAGGATATCCTATAGAATCTGATGAACCAGAGCCCTCTCTGCTTCGCTATGATTATATGGGCCCATTTTCCTCTACTCAAGAGGCTTTAATGACCAGAGCCCTATATTCTACAACTATGCCTGCCGCATTAATTCAAGATATTGTTCGTCCACCACTTCCACAAGTTAACCTATTTCCTCCACGCTATGGTTATCGTACTCGTGAACTAGGAATAATGGATGTTATGGATGTCAATGAGGCCTATGATGAGCCACGTCGTGTAGACTATACACGTGATCCAGCCGGTTATCAAGGAACCGCTCGTAATATGAATGAGGCTATCTGGTAATGGACCATACAACTACAGAGACTATTTATTCTGGTAGCAAAGAATGCAACAAGTGCGGAAACATTATGGCACCTATTGAGGCAATGTATAGCCATGATGGAGCTACATGCGCCACTTGCAGGAATGATAAGATGATGTCTAGAGTCAAAAATAAGTTTGCAGATAAGGAGTAGTAATGGGTAAGATTAAAGGTCCAGATGGCGGGGATTACAAAGGTTACAAGGTAAAGAACCTTAAAGTACGTACAGCCTCTGATGTGGCTAAAGATGAGATGGCTAAGAGTATTATTAAAAAGAAGGCTGAGCCTAAGAAAGCTAAAAAGAAGTGAATCCAAACCCATCCTTTAGGGAAAACATAGAAGCTGCTCAGTCCAGAGACCTTATGGACATAGGGAACCCAAACTTCCCTAATCCAAGAGGCGCAAACCCAGCTTATACGGTAGCCCCACCTACTGAGCTCTCAAGAAATGTAATGATTGAGAACCCTGGAGTACATGGAAATGGTACTATTCCTACTAGCTATTTAACCAATTAGGAGTAACAATGGGTATGTTTCGTAAGAATCACTTAAAGCGTGTAGTGGGGGATTCTGCTATGCGAGCTAAGCCATGGGACGCAACAGATAAGTTTGCTGCTAGTAAAGAAGCTATAGCACGTGCTGTATCAACTTCATCAGATAAAGGAAATAAATAATGGCTGTTAACAACTCACGTTCAAATAACCAAAGCCTAACAGAAGGCTCAACAGATGGTAAGTATCGCAAGGTACGCCCTAATACAGAGGTTGCTAAGGGCACAGGCGATGACATTATGCTTGCTAACCGCCGTGGTCTTAACCCTTATTGGAATTATGATTTTATTGATCAAGAAGCTACAACTATGGTAGCCCCTACAGATATGTCAGCTTCTTCTAAAGAGCGTTCAGCTTCACCTACAGCGCATATCTTTAATGATCAGATGGGTGCTAATTACTAATGGCTAAAGATCCTTGGCATAAGGGTCGTATTGGCAAGATCAAAAACTCTCCTGCCGCTAACATGATTAAAAAAGGTGTTAATGATGCAGTTGACTATTTAGGTCTTAGAGTACCACCAGAGCCGACTACTAGACAAGAGCATTTTAATCAAGGAGTTACAGAACATCTTGAGGTTGCTTCTGATGACTATGATAAAGCCGCAAATATGGGCACAAGAATGGCTCAACATGGTATGACTATTAAGCCTGTTAAAAATGATAATGTAAGTTCTATTATGAACGCTTTTGATATTAGGGCAAAGAAACTTCCGCCAGAAGGATACTAAAATGTCAACCGTAAAATATGAGGAACTCGGTATAGAGCCAAATAAAAATGGTGAAATAGTAGATCCCGGTATAATTGTTGAAGGAGAGCACGGCGGTAAAGGTAAGAAATCTACTAGCTCTAGTGATACTAATGAGTTTACTCCGGCAGAACCTTTAGACGCATTTACTAAAATGGTTAATAATGGGGCTAGACCTAAATGTGCAGCTACAAATCGTCCACATCCTCCAGCAACACATACTATTGACTTTACGAACCACCCTAAGTTCGGAACAGCAAATAATATACCGCTATGCGATTTCCATTTTGATCAGTATAAACATGATCCAGAAGGTGGAACTATAAGTAAACTAGGTGTATCAGAAGAAGCTAATAATGATTTGCGTAGAAGAGAATATATTAGAAAATTTAACGCTAAAAATGAAGCTGCTAAAGAAATATTCAACAACCCTAGATCATCTTTAGAAACACGAAATCTTGTTCCTGTACCTGTAGTACAGACATCTGGACGTCCTAAGCCTAAAGGAGACAGTTCAAAGTCTCTTATCTCATCAAGTTCTAAAGATAGAAAAAAAGCTAAAAAATTACTTGAGGAAAACGTTACTGAAGTAAATTTCAATGATCCTGTTACTCCAGTAATTAACGATGCTGTTGAGCATGGAGGTAGGACTCCTGACCCATATGCATGGCTTCATGAAAAGGATGACGAGTTGTATTAAGCCGATTTATCGGATATACTAAGGGTACAAGGAGGGGAACATGTCACTACCCATTTTAGGCGGAGGAGCCAATCCTGCCGATGAAGGCAAGACCTGGAATACCATTAAGGACGACGGTCCTAAAATTCGTCTGCTATATTGCTATAACTGTAGAACAATTGAAGAACTGCCTGATTTTGAAGGTAACCCCGATGATGACGTTCTTTTAGCTGTTTTGATTGAAAAACATGAATCAGCCGGAATTCCTCATACTGGATTTTTAACTAAAATTGGAATCAAAACCTATTCTAGACCAGAAGTAAAAAAGCAGGTTATTGAGAATATCCGTAATAAGGTCGGTGGAGGTCTTGCCGATATAGATCCAGACTATTACACTACCAAAGCTACATTTTATGATGATGCGATGCAGTGTTTTAACCTTCATTTACGTCCAGTAGAAGGATGTATGGATTGGAAGGCAAAGAATAAGCGTCTAGTTCCTAAAGGAACAGATGAATTACGTAAAGAAATTGGTCTTGAAAGCGCAGCTAAATCTGCAAGTACAACAGTATTTTTGTGTGATTTTTGTCCCGCTAAGACATATGTAGTAGAACAAAACCGTAAACGACTCGGACTATACGAATAGGATAAAAAATGACAGACGATACAACTACCACTACAACCACTGACGCAACTACAACCTCTGATGCTCCTGCTCAACCTAAGATTATGTATGGTTTTGCTGTTTTGATCACAGAAGATGGAAATGTATATGTAGAACGTAAAACAAACGTATTTAGCCTAGAAGTAGAGCGTGAAGCTACTCTTCTAGAAGTTCGCAGATATGCTTCTGAAATTCTTATGGATTTGCAAGCTCAATCTGCTGCAGAATATGTTGTACTTAGGACTTCCTTAGAGGCTGCTTCTAAAACTTCATAATTTTTTCCTTCAAGCCGTGACGTAATGACGAAGAGGGTGGAGAATAGGCTTATGGAATATGGAGACTTTGTAGGAGATACCCCGGTAATCACACCAGGGTCTACTTCCTATTTCAGTGCGCCTTCATTAGTGCTTGATCCCACTCTCTTCCAAGGTGAAGAGTTAAAAAGCTGGGTACGTACAGGTATTCTCTCTATTCTATTTGGTTATTTAGGTCAAAATTATGCAGAGCCTCACAAATGGGCTCATGTATGGCTTGCAGGTTCAGGAGTCTCTTATCAATGGGAGGCTGCACGTGAACCCGGAGATCTAGATTGTCTAGTAGGTATTAATTATGTAAAGTTTCGTGAAACTAATCCAGAATTTATGGGATTCTCTGATGTAGAGATTGCTAAGAATTTTAATGATGGGTTCAATTCAGATCTATTACCTTCTACTGCTAATTGGGAAGGCTATGAGCTTACATTTTACGTTAATCCTCAATCAGACATTAGAGATATCAATCCTTACGCTGCATATGATCTAACAACAGATACTTGGACAGTAAAACCGGAACGTAATCCGCAACCTCCTTATAGCCGTGCTTGGGAACAACATGCTCAAAGAGATCACGATACTGCTGTAGATTTAGTAAATCGTTATACCTCTGCACTAAATGAAATTAAACATAGTACTAACCCTGCATACAAAGTAAATGCGGAACGTAAGTTTCGTTTAGCTATGGAGCAGGCTGCAGCTTTCTATGATGATATCCATGTAGGTCGTAAAACTGCTTTCAGTAAAACTGGTGCGGGATACGCAGATTACAATAATTATCGTTGGCAAGCAGGAAAAAAATCGGGAGCTATTCAAGCTCTTAGAACAATTAAAGACAACTTAACAGCATTTAATTCTGGGAAGCAAAAAGAGCTATATGGTTTAGAGCTTCCTAGTACTGACACACTACTTAGGAGGACACTTCGTGGCCAATAAAGAACAAAAAGGTAATGCAAACGCTAAAAAAGAACCTAAAATGAGTTTAAAAGAAAAGCGTGAAGCTAAGCGTTTGAAGAAAGAAAGCAAAGACAAGTAATATAATTAAGCCATGGCTAATCCATGGCAGTGCGCTCTATGCGATAAAGTATATGTGGTAGCTTCTTTAGCAAGATCTTGTGAAGAGAAGCATTTGGACGAAACAGAGGATAAACGTGGCAACAGCTCTCATCTCCCTAGAGGGAGTGCTAATGACAGAAACAGGCGATCCAATTCCTGATGGATTGAGGTTGTTCAGAGTCATTGCTGAGCATTACCGTACTGTACTTACTTCTGACATGTCTGAACAAAAAACAGAGCATTGGCTTCGCAGTCACTTAGTGTTTGGACACGCAGAGGTATATGACGAACGTTTGGCTTTTGAAGGTCAAGAGTTGCGCCAACGCCATATTGACTACGCTATGAGTAGGGGTAAAGTAGAGCTTTTTATCGATGCAGATTCTGATAACTGTGCTTATGCATTATCTAAAAACATACCCTCTATATTGTTTGCAACTCCTAAGTTCTTAAGAACTAAGCGTCCTGTTAAGCAATGGGATGATCTTAAGACCGAGGTAGAGCGCCAAAGAGCTGCTCTTCTTGATAAGCACATAGGAAGTAGGGTTAATAAGTTCGAATGAATATAGTCTTCATGGGCGGAGAAGTACCCAGTCATAGAACTCTCCTGAATAGTGTCGGGGCTAAACATATAAGTATTAACTACTGGAGGCTCGTTAAAAGAGGGCTACCTAAAACAAAGCAATATATTCTGGCTGAACGCTTTCCAGATGATGTAAAGATCTATCTAGATGGTGGGGGTCATAATCTTAACGATATGAATATGACAGAGAGGGAGCTCGAGGAGTATGCGGCTGACTACCAAGACTTCTTAGCTCTTAACTCTGATAGGATCGAAATGGCTACCGAGTTGGATGCCAAAGCCTTAGGACAGAACTGGATTAATTACCAGCGTAAGACCTTTGGTGAGGAGTTTGGACTTGATAGATACGCTGTCATCTGGCACCCAGAATCGGGCCACAAAGGCCTCTACAGCCTAGCATCACAGTTTCCTAACGTCGCACTACTAGGAGAATCCCTAGAGGACGATACGAGCCTGTCAGCACGTTCTAGGGCCCTTCTAAGTCAGTACCCTGACCTAGAGTTTCATGGAATTGCCTGCGCTAAGCCAGATAACCTACGTCAGGTTCCTCTAGCTACTGCAAGTACCTTATCATGGTTAAGCCCAATGATGAGAGGTGAGACAATTGTCTGGGATGGCACTAGACTTGTCCGCTATCAAAAGAAGCAGAAGGATCAAGCTCGTCCTCGTTACAAGGCGATGATTGAGAGAGCCGGACTAGACTTTGATAAGATTATTAATGATGATAGCAACGAAGTAACTCGTCTAGCTATTTGGTCCTATCTACAATTGGAGAAGTCTTTGAACAGTAAGTTATCTGATAACAGTGGTGAAAAGGATGATCCAGGTTTAGCGGAAACCCGGGGTATAGATCCTGATAACAGAGGGGTTGAGGTGCGGAAAGAATTCATCGCCAGAGACCCAAATGAGACCATGACATTGCCTGTTTTTGGGGTTACGACCAAGTCAGTTATGGAAACTGCAGATGATGGACGCAGTGTAATTTCAGATGTTCCTGTTCTTAATAGCACACAGACTTCCTTTCGCCAATGCAATACTTGCTTCGTTGCAAGCAATTGTCCAGCTTTTAAGCCGAACAATAGTTGTGCTTTTAGTCTCCCAGTTGAGATTAAAACCAAGGACCAACTACGTTCTTTATTGAACGCAGTTATCGAAATGCAGGGCGCAAGGGTCGCTTTTGCTCGTTTTGCTGAAGAATTGAACGGTGGATACCCAGATCCTAATACTGGAAATGAAATTGATCGCCTATTTAAATTGGTAGGTGAAGTTAAGAAATTGGAAGAAAATAAAGAATTTATTCAGATCACAGCTCAGCGCCAATCCTCTGGTGGTATGTTATCGGCTCTCTTTGGAGACCGAGCTAATGTACTAAAAGAGATCCCCGGTGGCATCAATTCCGATGATACGAATAAAATTATTGATAAAGGCCTAAACAGCTAAGTACCTGATAACAGTCAAAAAACTAATAGAAATGGGGATGTGTGTTTTCATTCAAACTTGCAGATGATTTTGTATCTTCTTACCGAGGAAAAAAGGTTCCTTGGGGATACCAAGATGCCGCCGGTAACTCGGTAGGTGAGATTACCTTCCTACGAACTTATTCTCGTCTTAGGGAGGATGGAACCAAGGAGACTTGGGTTGATACATGTGAGCGTGTAATCAACGGCATGTATTCTCTTCAAAAGGATCATGCTAAAAGCCAAAGGCTTCCATGGTCGGATGCCAAAGCTCAGGCTTCAGCTAAAGAAGCTTTCGATCGTTTATTTGAACTTAAGTGGACTCCCCCAGGCCGAGGCCTATGGATGATGGGAACTCCACTTGTTAATGCCCAGAAGAATTCTGCAGCTTTGCAGAACTGTTCCTTTGTATCTACAAACTCTATGACTAAGGTTGATCCGGCTAAGCCGTTTACCTTCCTTATGGAGGCATCCATGTTGGGTGTAGGAGTTGGCTTTGATGACAAAGGGGCAGATAAAGACTTTGTAATCTATGATTGTACAGAAGGAGACACCTATGTCATCCCCGACACCCGAGAAGGCTGGGTTGAATCACTCGGCGCCCTCATCAATGCCTACCTTAAGCCAGATACGAAGTGCCCTGTCTTTGACTACACACAAATTAGACCGGCCGGTACTCCGATTAAAACCTTTGGTGGAAAAGCAGCAGGACATGAACCACTTGAAAAGCTCCACAACCAGATCCGAAAGATCTTTACAGGACGAGCCGGAGAGAAGTTAACCCGTAGGGACATCGCTGACATCGGCAACCTAATTGGTGTATGTGTAGTATCAGGAAATGTTCGCCGTTCAGCTGAACTTCTTATTGGTCGCATTGATGATGAAGAGTTTATTAATCTTAAGAACTATGAGAAGAACCCAGACCGTATGGAATGGGGTTGGATGTCTAATAACTCAGTAGAAGCTACAGTAGGTCAAGACCTCTCATCAATCATTGAAGGTATTGCCCGAAATGGTGAGCCTGGAGTTGTCTGGATGGATGTAACTCGTAAGTATGGCCGCTTAGCTGATCCAATCAATAACAAAGACTGGCGTGCAGCTGGATATAACCCATGTGCTGAACAATCATTGGAATCAATGGAGTGCTGTACATTGGTAGAAACCTATATCAATCGTCACGATACATTAGAGGATTTCAAGCGTACTTTAAAGTTTGCTTATCTTTATGCCAAGACTGTTACCTTAATCCCAACTCACTGGGAAGAGACAAATGCAATCATGCAGCGTAATCGCCGCATCGGTACTTCAATCTCTGGTATTTCTAACTTTGCAGACAATCGTGGATTGCCGCTACTTCGTTCTTGGATGGATGAAGGCTATGCGACTGTAGCTGCCTATGATAAGAGCTACTCTGAGTGGTTGGGTATCCGTGAATCTATCAAGATGACAACTGTTAAGCCATCTGGCACAGTTTCTATTCTTGCGGGTGAATCACCTGGAGTTCACTGGGCACCAGGAGGAAAGTACTTCATGCGTACAATTCGCTTTTCTAATAATGATCCTATGCTCCCATTATTCAGAATGGCTCAGTATCGTGTAGAACCTGCAGCTTCAGATCCTGAAGGTACTTCAGTAGTCTACTTCCCAATTAAGAGTCAAGCTATGCGTTCTGAGAAGGAAGTTTCTATCTATGAAAAGATCTCTCTAGCTGCCACTGCTCAACGTTATTGGTCAGATAACTCTGTATCTGTAACTGTATCGTTTGATCCAAAGACTGAAGCAGATGCAATTGGTACTGTACTGCATATGTATGATGGTCAACTAAAGACCGTATCATTTTTAGCTATGGATGATACGCTTTATCCTCAGATGCCTTACACACAAAGTAATGCAGAAGAATATGAAAATGCCCATATGACTCATTTTCCTATCGATTTGAGTGGGGTATATGCAGGTATGGCGTTTGATGCAATTGGTGAAGCTTATTGCACAACAGACGCTTGTGAAGTAAAACTAGTCAAAGATAACCAATAAGGAGATAACATGCCAGGAGAAGACCTAAACCCAGACCTATTTGATGAAGACTTTGAAGATGATTTAGAAGATGGCTTTGAAGACTTTGATTTTGATGAAGATGATCTAGAAGATCTAGAAGATATGTACGCAGAAGATGAAAATGACGAAGCGTAAAATGGCATAATACGCCGCCCAACACAAACATTAGCCCCCGACTCATAAGAGCCGGGGGCTAATTTATTTGGTAATTACTCAGCTATAAATCTACCTGAGCTATCAGTTAACTCAAAGTAACTTGTATTTGAATCATCTACATCTTCATATCCATCAATTTCATCTGGATAAGTTTGACCATTGATTAGATTTTCATAGATCTCTACAGCATGGTCTTCATCATCTGCATCAAATATTAATGTACCTGTACGGGAAACATCAAACTGTACTTTATATTTAGGCATTTATATCTCCTTCTAGTTTACATTCGCATTCTCTGGTCTCAAAAGTATCGTCGTCTATGTACCACGATACAGTCCCCGTACCTAAGCACATTTGGCAGGTACGGGGTTTTACTGTTTCCATATCCATTTTATGCATCTACCTTATAAGTAAGTTCACCAGTAATATGGGTTGGTTTATCATTTGTATCTGTAGCTTTAATCTCCATTTTAATAGATTTACGTGGAGTATTATCTAAAACTACCTGCTTTAAGAATCGCTTAGCAGCAGATGGATTAGTCCATGCTGAGTGTGTGTCCATAATATATGTGGGCACACCTTCATTTTGTATAGTAAGGTGCAGCAACCATGCTCCACCTTTTTCTACTGAAGTATTCTTAGTTAGGTTTGCTTTTAGAGTTTGGTTGATTTTTTTAGCCATTATGCTCTCCTATATATTTATATCTTTATTGAAACCTACTAGTCGTAGATCTCGTTTGATGTTTTTATTAGCTCTAGGATCACCTAGACTTTGTGCCCCAAAGAACACAGACTTACCTGTTCTTGGGTTAATTACTTTTATATGTTGTTTAGCTGTTGTAGATACTTGTAAGCCAGCCGCCTCTAATGAGTTAACTAGCTTACGCATATCTTTAGCTCCTATCCTTGCTGATGCAAATTGCATAGCATTATTACCTCCTTAATTGATTACTTCGATTTTAGTTATGAACGCTTCTTCTCCAGGTTTATCTAAACCATTAGAGGAACAAGTTCTCCAATTATCAACACTGTCATCATAGATCTGAATGCAGAACGTTGGTTTTTTTTGCAGTTTTGGATCTTTAATCCTCCACTTTTTGATCTTGACCGTGAACGTGCCACGTATTTCATACAGGTCATCTTCCATATTACCTCCCTGTCTATAGTTTAACCAATTTGTTTGTGTTGGTCAACTTTTTATGCTTAGGTAATTTAGATAGCTATAGCACCCTTTTTTCCTTTAAGTTCATTAAGTACAAGAACATCAACCCCAAGACGCATAAGAGGCATAGAGAGATTAATCCCTTGTTTTAGAGTTCTTTTCATCAACTGTGCTAAACTATAGTTCTTATCAATTTTAAGAGCATATGTTATATATGCATCAGCTGATTCAAGATCTCCTTTCTCATAGGAATAAATTCCATTAGCTGTTATAAAAGGAACACTATCTTCTGCCGTACATTTAACAGCCATATAGCTTACAAATTGTATTGACTCATCTAATGTATATCTATTAGGCATACCTAGAATCCAATCTCTTACTAGATTGCTATTATTAGCGGCATAGATCACCTTTTCTAACCTTTCTCCATCTAATGGGATTACGTTATTTAGGCTATCTTCAATTAAAGTAACTGCTTCTTGGCTGGTTACTATCATTTCTTTTTCTCCTTTTTGATTATTACTCTGAATGACCTATCCGGCATAGGCCATTTATACGGTAGATCCTTGCGTACACGAAACCGGTACCAAACCGGATCTTTACGCTTTAGGTTAGAGCGATGAGACTTATGGAACTCATCATTGCTCCACCACCAGGGAGGATCCCAACCCTGTATATCATGTTGTTCGTATAGCTCTTGTAGCTGTGCTTGTACATTGTCCACATATCCACGATTTCTCCACTCTATGCACATAGCATTAGTGTAGGCATATAGATATCCTTCGTGTCCACGCCACATCACAGCTGCAGGGTGATTAACCCATCCTTTAGTTAGACCTAAGTTAGCCCTCAGGATTTGCAACGCTTCTACACGTTGTTTTCCAAGTCTCTTATTGTCTAGGGATTTTGCTGTACGAGTCATATCAGGCCAAGGTAAGAATGTATTAACCATTAGTCCTCCAATAACATAGGTATGAGATCCTCAGCTCCATGTTGTATAAGTAGTTTGCGTACGATTGTTTTGTTTGTGTTGAGACGATCAATCTCTTCCTGTCTTAACATTTCACTAAGCCAGCGAGCAGGGTCTTCCTTACGTATTTGATTTAGGTTCATAGAACCGCACTCAAGTCGTAATTATTTTCCCAAGCCCACTCCTGTGCATCAGATACTGGCTCAATAGATAGGTATTCCCCACCATCTGGTAAGCATTCTGAAGCATGAAGCATGAACATTTGAGCCGATTCATAATCTGCGAATGGCCCTATCAGTGTTTCTGTTAAGCTATCGAATATAATATGCATTATCTTCCTCTCTTTCTAATTGCACCGGTCACCACGGATTTGGCAAACGGTAATAAATCTGAAGCATTTTTAACACGGCCAAAAATTTCAGCACCATGTCTAAATTCTTCTTCATCGAAATCATGACGACTCTTGTAATACTCCATATCACGATCGGACATGATTAACGTCATAGCAGTTAATATTCCACGCTTAGAAATACGGTTGATAATAGGGTTGTTTCTACTATCATCAAAGACACCGTCAGTAACAATGAATAGCATCTTATTTTTCTTTCGAGAGGACATTAATAACTGCTCAGCAGCTAGCAATGTGTTATATGGATCAGTACCACCATTGCCATAGATGAACTTATATTTAGTACGGTCAGCTTTATCCTCACGACGATAGGCTACTTCAGCTTCATCATCAAAGGCATAGACAGTAACTAAACCGCCTACTTGTTCAACTGCACGCTTGATAGTCCAGCAAGCGATAGATGCCTCACGGTCATTACCACCACTCATAGAGCCGGAGCGATCAACTAGGATTACAGCCTCGATGTCAGAACCATCAGTGCCTTCATCCCAACGATCAAAGGCTTCATCAATCTCACAGCCACGAATAACACGCTGGACATTGAGTCTGCCACTTGCTTCTTCCTTGTGCCAAGCAGGTTCACATTCATCACGCAAGCGTTCTAACTCACGTGCGAACTTACGATAAATAGCCATACTATTATCAGGCACAGGAGTAGTATCAAACTTACCACGTCTGACACTATCGTTATGCTTGCCATCGCCACCTATAATTACCTTCTGCTTAGTTTTGATATCAGCTTGTACATCCTTACGGGCTAGTACATCATCTATAACATCGTTAAGCATGTCTTTGACACTATCAGGTATGCCACCTAAACTTGCATGATGGCCTTCACCTGCAACAGGTTTAGGACCTGCTTCAGTATCATTGTTAGCTTTATTGCGAGCATTTTCATTAGCCATATCTAATGCTTCTTCTTTTGTTGTAGGAGCATTAGCGGCTTGTTGCTTAGGTTTGTTTGTGTTGGTTGACTCAGCTACGCCTTGACCACCAGCACGTTTAGCATCACGCTCTTGAGCTTTGCCTGGATCAGGACGACCCTTAACTACAGGTTCACGCTCACTACATCCATTAGGACCATGAGGTGCATCGAAGTCTATGTTAGCTAAGACTTCATCATTGAACCGTTGGATAAGTTCCTGGCCCTTAGCATAGTCACGAGGAAATGCTAAGACACGATATTGATCTACGATGTCAGCGATTGCAGGAATAAGTTCTGGTTGAGCGAACAGATCCCTGAATGCTTCACGCATCTCGAGTGGTAGATATCTACGGCCACGCACCAGCATATAGTTACCTATAGCCTCCTCGGGTGTGCTCGCAAGCCATCGGGCTACTGTTGCAGTAAGAAACGGTGCAACAGATGGATACCTACCTACGAGCAGAGTTTCAATACGCTGATCTTCTAGCATATTAGCTGCTCGCATCAGATCATTATCTACTACCCACTTCATGAATACAGTTCCACGACGTGGGGTATATAGATGATGGGCTAACTCATGGAAATTAAGACCATTAACTTGAGCGAGTGACTCAAGGTCCATGTCATTAATTTCTTTGACATTGATATAGATAGCAGCACCATCAGACCAAGCCGGTGCAGGCCCATCTTTCATAACATGCACTAGCACTGGATCACCAGTTATTACTCTGTCGGCTTGTTCATACACACGACAAAGAGCATTAAGTTGTATCGCCCGTTCTTGATCTTGTTCAGATCTTTCTTCACGGGTATATCTTTCTAACTCATCATCGAACATTTACCACCTCCTTATACTGTTGCTCTAGCTTGAGTTACCCAGTTAGTTAGTTGCTCCTTGAAGTCTTCTGCCTTCTCAGCCTGAGTATGATCAATCTCAGGTGCTAAGCCAAAGTCATCTTGGATATTGTATTCATGAGTTTGGAACACCAAGCGAACTGACGCTTGTTCTTCAGCACTGAAGTGAGCGATGAAGTTTTCCACTGCGAATTCATAACCAAGCTTGGTAACGAACTCACAGAACTCAATCAACATATTAGTTGAGATTGGTGTGTCATATTGACCCTTGGCAGCCTCAGTACGAAGTTGCTTAACCAATGTATGAAGAGCCTTGCTATCGACAAGCTTAGCTTCTACAGTATCATCGTAATCCCAGGACAGTTGAATGTCAAAGCGGTTACGCATAGCAAAGTTAAGCGGCGTAGTACCAATATAGTCTGGATTCATAGTTGCAAAGATTGTAAGATCTTTGTGGGCTGTGATTGTCTCACCCATATGATCAAGCAATGTAATAGTACGACGACCATCAGTCAATGGATATAGAGTTGTGTAAATCTTAGGGCTGATGAAGTTCATCTCATCAAGCAATAAGACACCACCATTACGCACAACGTCAGTTACTGGACCGTCAATCCAGCCAAAACTTCCGTTGCCGTCAGGAATAAAGCCACCGAATAGTTGGCGAGATTCCATAGATGCGTTACCAGATACTGTAGCCATACGAAGACCACGTTCAGCGGCCCACGCTTCTACAGCTGTAGTCTTACCAGGACCAGTTGGACCATAGATAAGAACATTGATGCCATCGGCACGTGCTGTGTCAAAGATTGAGAAGTCTTCAACACCATAACATTTACGATGTACATAACGTTTTGCTAAGTGCATTGGTGGCACTGTAGCAAGAGACACATTAAAAGATGGTTGGGCAGCAGATTGTTGCGGCACATCATCCATTGTTTGTGTTGGCACTGGCACTACCAGTGGGCTAGTTGTTGCTCTGTTATCTATCACGTATTCCTCCAGATTGTCATCACCTACCTCGATTTGAGAGTAGAAGTTTGTTACTATATCCATAACATTTGCTTGCGCATCTGGTACAGATTTATTATGTGCACTTACTGCTTTAGTAGTTAGGACTGGAGAATAGCCCTTACTATCAATAGCACGCACATCAGCAGCAGTTACATACACACCAACCGGTTTGTTGGTTGTTGTCTCTGCATCTTTAATCTCGGCGCTTAAAACATCAAGGCTTGTTGCTTCCCACTTATTGTGGGTACCTTTTGTGCCATCAGTCACACGAGAATATAGATTGATATCATTCTTATAAGGAACTACCAATATCTGACGACGTTGATTTCCCATAGTTGGTTCATATGATTCAATGAACATTGCGATATTCATTAGTACCCTTCCTCTTTCCATTGTTTGTTAAGTTGCTCTTCTACCATAGTTGCCATAGAGAATGCGAACTGTCGTTCTTTACTCCATTCAGTAATGAGTTCATAAAGAAATCCCTCATTCTCTGCTTTATCCATTATCTTGCTTACCTGAATACAAGCGAAGTCTAAAAACTCTTCTCGCTCAGCTTCAGGTATATCATTAATTGAGAACTCTTCATCCTCATTTCCACATTCGTGGCACATACTTATTCCTTTCTCTTAGATAATTAGTTGGCTTACCTTCGATGCCTACAGAGCACTCCTACGATCATCTCACTTTCACGCAACTGGACGCCGTGTCCGTTGTTCTGGTGCACGCTAGTTATATTGTTACGGGTCTTGACAAAAATAAGCTTGATGTAAGAGATTGGCTTAGCCAACTAATCATCATAGGTTATTTATTCAGTTAGGCTATCTGATACATCAGTAGAGTTATTATTATTTGTATCTTCATATAACAACTCATTTATACCTTTTCTGAATCTAT